ATATAAACTCAAATGGCGGTGTGTTGATTATAGCCGGTACTGCAATTCCCCTGAGCACTTGGACGCATCTCGCAATAACTTATGATGGCGCAAAGTCTAACATTTATCAGGGAACATCCGGAACGTCATCAACAGTTGCATCGGCTACTCCATCTGGTTCAAATATGATTTATACACCAACATCCAATTTCAGGATTGGTGGGTCGGTCTCAGCTGGGCAGATTGTCGGCAACCTCGCCGACGTCCGCGTGTCCAACGTGGCTCGGTACACCGGCTCGACGTACACAGTTCCCAACGTGGCGGACGGCTCGGCTCCGTTCGTGACCGACCGTAACACTTTGCTCCTCCTCAAATCTCTCGCCGGTCAAACAGGAACCACATTGGAGGTCCAGGGCCGCGGGCTCAACGCAGTTTCATTGGGTGCGACGAGATCCGTACAGAGTTACCCGCCGGCGCCCATGTCGTCTTATTTGCTCGATACAACTTCGAATGCCTCCGTCACGTACGGGCAGGGGAAGTACGTGGCGAGTGCGAGTAGTGAGTATTTCAATGGAGCTTATCCAGTATGGGCGGCATTTGATAAGAGTACAAGTCTCAGTGCAATTTACGGAGGTGGAACAATATATTCATATTGGACAAATGGTTCGCAATTATATAGTGCGACAACCGGACTATATACAGGGCCGTTAACAACTGTTGATACTTTAGGAAACGCATACCTTGGAGAATGGCTTCAGCTCCAAGTTCCAGTTTCAACGCTTCTTTCAAACTATGTCATGTCCGTCCGTTCGGATTACGTACACCAGTCACCGTCTAAATTTTGGATTCTAGGATCTCGTGATGGCCTCAATTGGACTTTAATGGATTCACGTTCTGGAATTTCATGGGCTTCGGCCACACAAACGTTCACTGTGTGTGCAACGCAGGCATATAACCTTTTTAGGGTTGTTGTAAACTCTACTACCAATGGTCTAGGAACGGCGAATTTCATGACAATCCTGGAATGGACCCTCAACGGCACCGAAGAGTCCCTGTGCATCACGTCCGACGCCAAGGTGGGCGTGGGCATCGCCAACCCGCAGCGCGCCTTGGAGGTTGCCGGCGATCTCGTCGTCTCGGGCACGATCAGTGGAGGTGCTGGCCTCGGGTCTTTCAGGAATCGGATCATCAACGGGGACATGCGGATCGCGCAGAGGGGTGTGGGGCCGACTAATATATCGTTAACAGTCGCGTATCAAACCATCGACAGATGGGGGAGTTATGTGCCAGCTGGTGGCGTCATTACCGTTTCTCAGAGACTTTTGACGGCGTCGGATACACCATGGCAACTTGGCTTTTCCAACTCTTACGCGGTGACGGTCGTTACTGGAGCGACTACGGGTATCGATGACACTCCCGCTTATCACAACATAGAGGGCTACAACACCGCAGATTTCCGTTGGGGCTCGTCGTTCGGTCAGCCTGTGACTCTTTCGTTCTGGTTCCGGACAAACTTGCCGTCAGGTTCGGTTTTGAGCGTTCCTTTCAAAAACAGTGGTGGAACTAGTTCATACATATCAACAGTTACAACAATAGGCGCAAACACTTGGCAGTACGCGACCGCGACAATCCCCCCGCCACCTAACGGGACCACGTGGCTCACAACGAATGGCGTGGGAATCAACATGTCATTGTTTTATTTCAATAATACTGGCACCACCTTCACCGGCGCACCAAATACATGGCTTTCGGGTAATTACGTGACGGCTGCCGGTGCTTACAATTGGGCCCAGAACGCCGGCAACTACATCGAACTGACGGGTGTGCAGCTCGAGAAAGGTACCGTGGCTACGGGTTTCGAGTTTCGCCCGTTCGCTCAGGAGTTGGCGCTGTGTCAGAGGTACTATCAGGTGTTTGGCCCCGGTAACACTTCAGGGTACAACCGATTTGCGGCGGGTGTGTCACAAGGGACGACATTCGCATACTTGTCGATGCCCACAATAGTAACCATGCGCGCAGCTCCAACACTCTCGTCTAATTCGGCTGTTGGCACTTTTCAGATAAACCAGGGAGCAACCAACCCAACCCCTACGTCATTCGGTGTTCAAGATTCATCTCCTACAAATATAGGTCTCACTGTTAATACCACTGGCCTCACGGCTGGATATGCAGCCGTTCTCGTTGGCGCTGGATCAACCGCCGCCTTCGTCGCCGTCACGGCAGAGCTTTAGTCGGTTCGCTCTTTTCCACGCGTTTATGCGCTCCCTGTTCTTCTCGTATAATTCTAGTCTCTTTTGCTTCAAAGTTTCAGCCTCGTCAGTGGGTATTACTCTGTCAAAGGGCTTCCCGTGCCACCTCCACACAAAACCCCCCACTTTGTTCAGCTCTCCCGTACAACATCTCGAAACGCCAGTGACCTGTGTGGATTTAAGGGATTCCCATGTCTTCATGAATGTCCCATCGAGCGTGTACTGATCGACGCTTTTCATATCTTTCACATGACCTTGACGTATGCGCTCTTTGACCTCGTCGGTCAATTTCACACCGAACCTTGCGTTTTTTTCACCCGTCTTGGATTGGCGGATCCTCTCTTTCATCTCGTCACATAGTGAATATACGTTCCCACCCGTTTGGAGGTTGTATCCGTTCGGGGCGAGAGTCCTTCGTTCAGAAATCTCCTTGACTTCTCGGTCGTTCAATTCCTCGTTTGGAATTTCACAAATGACCGAAAACTCAAACTTGTCGAGTCCATGACTGGCAAATGCAAACTTGAGGATTCCGTCAGGTCTCCTCTTGTGTTGACTCCAACGATGAGAGACCAATCTCCGTCTCGTCTGCCCCACGTAGCACTTGCCATTCACGGTGTTTCGTATCTGGTATATGAACCCCATGTCTTACCTTGGCCTGAGATAATTATTCGGAAGCGGCCTGAGACACTTCCTTCTGCTTGGCTCTGTACCGGGCCTTGGCCTTCCGGTCGCGCTCCAATTTCTTTCTGTGCATCTCCTCTTTCTTGGCCTTGTGGGCCATCCAGAGATCGTACATCTCCTCGATCGGCTCACCCTTGTACGTCTCCATTGATCCTTCAGCCTATTATTTTCATAAGCTATTTCAGCAATGAGCCAGGTCCTCGTAATTCTGGATTCAAATACCCTTTCCGTCGTCGACTGGTACTTTAGCGACTCACCCATCGTTCCCGTCACCCCCGGTATACGCCTCGAGGTTCCAGAAGGCTTGAGCTGGAGCGACGTTAAGGGCGTTCAGGATGAAGACGGAACCGTCACCCTCGTCGAAGACCCCGCCAAGGTTCAGGCCAAAACAGCCGCCGCCTGGACCGCCCTACGCACCGAACGCAACCGCCGACTCCAAGCCAGTGATTGGGTCGCCCTGTCTGACGCGCACCTCAGCCAAGACAAGAAGGACGCCTGGTTCGCCTACAGGCAGGCCCTGCGCGACCTGCCGGACGAGGTGCAGGATCCTTTGAGTGTTGATTGGCCCCCGGCTCCAGGAACTAGCGTTCCTGTCGCTCCCGTCACTGGCTCGCGTCTCTCCAGTCTCTTGACCCACGCGGAGGTTGAGCCCGTCGTTCCGGTCGTTGAGGAGGTTCCTGTCGTTGAGGAGGTTCAGGAGGTTCCTGTCGTGGAGTCTGAGCCCGTCGTGGAGTCTCCGGTCGTTGAGCCCGTCGTGGAGTCTGAGCCCGTCGTTGAGGCTGAGCCCGTCCCAGAGGCTGAGCCCGTCGTTGAGGCTGAGCCCGTCCCAGAGGCTGAGCCCGTCCCCGAGGCTGAGCCGGTCGTTGAGGAGGCTGCGCCCGTTGTGGAGGCTGAGGTCGTCCCCGAGGCTGAGCCCGTCGTGGAGTCTGAGCCCGTCGTGGAGGCCCCGGTCGTCACGGATGTTTAATTTTGTTTGAAAATTTCACCAGGGTCAGTAGACCCATAGACTCAAGGGGGTGGCGCTTCGCGCGGGTTCCCTTGACTTTATGGAGGTCCGTTAGGGTGTTAGGGTTAGGGTTGTGTTTTACTCGATCCACTCAGAATGGAGGCATTTGTTCAAGTACCCCTTGAAAATCTCTAAACTGACTTACTAACCCTAACTACCCTAACTACCCTAACTTTCCAACGTAAAACACGGGGTTAGGGTTAGTTAGGGTTGTTAGGGATGCGCCCCGGGTCGATCACATAATATGCTGCGTTCCCGGCCCTGCGGTCGAGCGTCACCCCCGAGACTTTCTTCATGTACAGGCCGAATCGCACCGCGTCCTTGGCCTTGTAGTCCGTGAACCCATTCTCGGCCAGCCAATCCCGAAAGTCACGATAGTACTCGGATCCCTTGAACTCCTGGGGCCGTTCGAACCCCGCCACCTTGTGATGAAGAAACATGAGCTCCTTGTCCATGGACATGTTCTTGATCTCTTGGTACAGTTCCGTGATTGGTCTTTCAGCCTGGAAATTCGTGCTCGAAATGTCTATGTCGCTCAAAAGGTCATAGATGGCCTTGATGTTCTCGGGGCGATCCAGGTACCGGTACAGCTTTGAAAAGTACGCGTGATTCCCCTTGAGCTTGTCCGAAACCTCGAGGACCGCATACCTCCGGTCATCGGCATCGAGTTTCACTGGATCGTGCTTATTCGTCGTCAGGACAAAGTTAGCACAGTTCAGTAATTCGATGGACATCTTGCCCTTGGACTCGAACGGCAAAGTCTCGCCCGTGATGTACGATTTGAACGGGTCCGCATTCATCTTGAGCGTCCCGACATTGAAATCGTCCACGACCACCAGAATCTTGGAATCCTTGAGGAACCCGAACCGACTGAACAGATCGTTCTCGGGGTTGTTGGTCTGTCCAAAGTACCTGGACCCCAGAACCTTCTTCATGAAGAGCTCGAATGTCGTCGTCTTGCCCGTCCCTTGACCGCCCACGACCACGAGCGCGACGGCCGTGTGCTTTCCCGGCTGCTGAACGAGACTCGCGAGCCACTTCAGGACGTACTGGGAGTCGCGCCCGAACAGGCGGCGCAGGTGCTCCACAAAGGGGTTGGGACGCCCCATCGTCTCGGTGATCCGTGCCGCCTCGAATCCTGACCACGTGTTCAGGACGTCCGCAGGACACTTGAGCGGGGGCGGCAAAAAGTCGAACCGCTCGTACGTTCGAATCTCCGGGTCCCTGAGCCAGAGCTTCACGAACTGATCGGCACCGACGAACATGTTTTCATACAGGTCAAAAAGCTCCTTTCGGCTCAGGAGTTGGAGTTCAGACTCCGTCTGTCTGACGAATCCAACTGGCCTCTTGATCTTGAAGTGTGTCTTTTCAAACTCGAGCTTCGCCTCTTTGTACTTGCGCTCGTCATCCGTGGGCACCTCGTGGAGCCATACGAGCGAATCGTAGTCCTGGGCCTGTACGAACTGATCCATGAATTCGGTCGTGCGGCCCGGCTGGAACCCCTCGAGCGCCAGGACCTTGTTGGGCCCGTACACGTCCTTGTCGAACCCTGAAGGGCACACCTTCCTGAGCTTCGTGTAGTCGTCGGTCTGCGTACCTGCGAGTATCAGGCGGAGCACCGTCTTCCACGTCACCTTATCGTCCTGAAGCCCTTGGTAAAACATCCCCTTGATTTTGATAGCCTCAATGGATCCGAAGCGGCTCTCAATGAGCTCCCTGATGTCGCCTTCGGCAGGTAGCAGGTGATTCTTGACAATCTCTTCGATCGTCATTTTGTGGCCCGTCAGTATGGTCTTCTGGAAGTATGGGCGCTTGGCGTTCTTGGTCGTCAGGATCTCACTGGCGCCTGGGTGAACCTCCAGGAATCGACGGATCTCAGTATCGGTCGCAAGTTGGACGGCGTTCTTGGGCGTCGTGCAAAGTGTGACGGGGGCCATTCTTACTATGGCCTGGGAAAATATTTATGGCGTCGCCTGAACCTCGGCCTGGGTCTCAGGCGCCGCCTGGGCCTTTTTTCGCTGGTAATATTCACGGGCCTTTTTGTTCCTCTCAGCCTTGTGAGCCTCTCTGTATTTGGCGTCACGGGACTTGACCCGGTCGACTGAGCCTTCGTACTTTTCGTAGACCTCGAGGAGCTTCTCTACTGGTATGCCCTTGATGGTGACATCCATGTCTATCATGGCCTGAGAAAATTTTAAGCGACCGCTTGGCGCTCAGGCCACGCCTGAACTTTTTTCTCAGCCCATGACAAAGTATGCCAGGCTATATTTATTTAATCATGATGGCTGACGGTGTGTACAAGGTGGGGCGAACCCAGCAGGACTACGGGAACTCTCTGAAAAGGCTCAAGGCGTACCCGGGCGACTCGATCATAGCGATGGTCCTGAAGGTTCATGACGATGTGGTGGTAGAAAAGGAGGTGCTCCGTCGGTGCCGTCTGGCGTTCGGCGTTCACCCCAGGGGGCTTGAATACTTCAGGGGACCTGAAGACGAATTCATGAAGATAATTTACGAGTGCAAGAACTTTACTGCAAGGCCACCGCCATTACCCGTGAATTATGGTGAAACCGCGGTAGAACGGTACTTGCACGGTCTGAATACCGAGCTACAAGATGACCTTTACGCACCTCTTTGTGTGTTAGAAGAGCTATACGAATGGTATTGCAAGTTCAACAAAATCACTGTTATTGATTTCAGGACAAATTGCCCTTTGCCTATAATCCGTTTAGAAGGCTCTTTGACATGGACGCCTATTAATAATGAGTCTCGTCTCTTCTTCGAAAATCCAGAAGTGGTTCTAGGTGTGAATGTTTATTCATACTCTCCGAGTAAGAAATCCCAATTGAAAGCATAATGTACGTCGCACCGGTAAAGTGTTCTCTCAACAACTGTGAGCGATCCCAGTCCCTCTATGGAGTTTGTGAAGTTCACAGGGAACTTTGGCTCAATGCGTACCCACATTTGCGCGAGACTGAAGTCCCCTAAAAATCCTCTCCCCCATTAATAGAACGCGATGACCTCTCTCGTCTCGGCCAGTCAGGTCGTCACGGGGCAGGTGCAGAGCCTCGACAGCGTCAGAGCGCACGCCCTTCCTTCAGACGCCATGATCTTCGCGAGCGGGACAAAGGTCCAGCCGGCGAATCAGAACTTGGGGTCTTATGGCCTGGTCGAGTCCGCGAACGCCTTGACTCTTACGACCACTGGAAGCGTCCCTGTAGTCACACAGTCGCCTTTCGCGGACCTATACAAAGAGGGTTCTTTGTCTTTCAGCGGGACGACCGGCAACTACGTGAGCGCCACGGCCACCGGGCTCAGTACTACTCAATGGAACACGACGGGGATGACGGTCGAGGCGTGGGTCAATTACACGACTTTCGCGGGGGCGGCATCTCAGTCGGGATCCAGTAATCAACCCAATCTTCTGGGATTCGGAGGTTTCTCGTGGCAATTCGGGTCTAATATTTCCGGCAACGCATCATTCTACTACTGGACAAACGGCACCACCCCCGTGACGTACATGGCAACCACGCCTCTGAGCACCAACACGTGGAACCACATAACCTTCACATGCACGAGTTCAGGGACGGGATATATGTTCATCAACGGCGTTCAGTCTCAGATTTTGACGAATACAAACGGAACAATATCAGGTCCCGCGTCTACAGTGAGCATAACTGGCACGCCCACGTTATCGGGCTCTACTTTGTACCTGAATCAAAATATAGGAGGCACGGCGGGTGTATCTGGATACGTAGCAGACGTGCGCGTGGTCACGGGCGCTGCTCTGTACACTTCAGGTTTCACCGTCCCTTCCGCACCTCTTTCAACGTCCGCAACTGGCGTCACGCAGGCCCTCATAAGAGCAGGCCAGAACAGCCCCACGATCCAGTCGGGCGCCTTGACGTTCGACCGAGGGCTCAAGCAATTCATGAATTTTGGCGCGCAAAATTTTAACATAGCGACGCGCGGGTTCACGGCTGTGTTCCGGTACACATGGAATGGGACGGCGACCTTTTACGAGCGCATCTTCCAGGCTTCTCAGACCAAAACGGATCAGAACAATTCCATTTATATTGCACGTAATGCCAGTTCCGCTCAGTTGGTCGGGCAATTCCTATCCGGTGGATCCTTCCTATCAGCGGCTACGACTGGCACACTGTCACAGGGCGTTCAATACACGGTCGCATTTGTGTACAACCCGAATGTCGGTGGAGGAACGGCGCAATTCTGGGTGAATGGCGCGCCCTCGGGTTCTGCGGCGACTGGAATCACACCCCCGGATCTGGCCGCCGCCTTCACGTTCGTCGGGTGTGATTACTCGGGCGGGACTATTTCATCCGTTCCACCCACGAACGCCTCCATGAACACTTTTGCCGTCTACAACCGCGCCCTGTCCAACGTGGAGATCCTGAACGCCTACAGCGCCCTGACCACCTCTACAGTGAACGCCCCCATCGAGATCGGCGACTCGAACGGCACTCCGGCACTGAGCATCGCGGGCGACGGCCGCGTGAACGTGACGAAGCTCGGCCAGACCTCGAACGTGCTCCCTTGGCCGCCCGCGGCGATGACGGGGTACGTGACCTCTTTGAATGGTGGGACGTACTTGGCGAGCTCATCAGCCGATTCTGTCACCTATAATTTCACATATTCCGCATTCGACAAAAGCAATTCAACCTATTGGTCTCCACTAAACGGAACGTATACAGGTGCTGTACCTTACTCCGGTACAGTGACGACGACAGACGTGAACGGAACCCAGTATCGTGGTGAATGGCTCCAACTTCAACTCCCATCTCAGATTTATCAGAGCTACTATACTATTTACGCTGCTTCATATAATAACACACCAACGGCTTGGGCCATTCTCGGAAGCAATGACGGTGTCAACTGGTTCCTTGTCGACACGCGCACCGGTGTTTCATGGGCCTCGGCGCCTACAACACAAACTTTCACACTTTCCACGCCATCAACAAAGTCATATAGCTACTTCCGCATGGTCGTCAACGTGTCCGGAACTATCGCCCAAGGTGTGGGCGTTTATTCCGTAGTCTATGAACTCATATACTACGGCACCGCCGACACCGCCCAGACCCTGACCGTGTCCCAGCCAGTCACGTTGAGCTACGGCGCGCAGACCGCGTCTCTCACGGGCATCTCTGGAGACAAGTACGTTCCGCAGGACTTTTCTTCGTCTGGACTCAATATTCCGGCCTATGTGGTCTCGAACACGGCCACGGTCGCCAACACGGTTCAGTACTCGAGCTTCGGGCCGTTTGCGGGGGAGGGGTCGTTTCAGTTTCCGGGCGGGAGCGCGACGGGCATACTCTTCCCGCCGTCCGTGACCCAGGTCAACCCATTCACGGGCGGCATCCCAGACTTTACATTCGAGTGCTGGATTTATCAGACGGTCGCCACGGGAACTACGGGTACAGGGTCTGGAATCATCGTCAACCGTGGGACGATCACAGGGTACCAGGACTGGGTTATCACGACATACAACAGCTCGGGGACTAACATCCTACTTTTCAACATGTTTCAGACGGGCGGAGGGAACACGGCCGCTTTTGGACCTACAATCCCTCTGAATCAGTGGGTCCATATCGCCGTGACGCTCAGGTCGGGTGCCGGTACTGCATTCGTCAACGGCGTCGCCGGAACCCCCACGGGCTCTATAGGTTCCATGAGGTACGCATCCACTTCCTCGACCATCATAGGCAACGGTGCTCAACCGTTCAACGGCTACATCGCCTCGGCCCGCATCGTCTCCGGCCTCTCCCTCTACACCGGAAATTTCACGCCTTCAACTCAACCTCTGACCGCGATCCAAGGCGTCACACAGTCTGGCCAGCCTTACGGAACCGTCCTGCTCCTACGAAACGCGCCCGCGCCCGGCCGAGTTCTGACGAGCAAATTTGCGGGGAGCAACTCTACGAGTGTGCTCCCCTTCCCGCCCGCGGCCATGACCACATACGCAACTACATTGAACGCGGGGTACGGGCAGGGTGTGTACGTGGCGAGTGCGTCGAGTGAGTTTGATACCACTACCAATGCCGTCTGGCGCGTTTTTGACAAATCGACATCTGGTTACTCTAGTGGGTTCAATACGTATGTTTCTGGTGCCCAGGGTGGGTACTTCACAACATCTGACATCAATGGAACAGTTTATCAGGGAGACTGGGTACAGATTCAGATGCCCACGTCAATTGTACTTTCTAATTACTCAATTGCCGGTGTTTCAACCGGATACTTGCCCAACAAGTTCTGGATTCTTGGGTCACGTGACGGGACCAACTGGAACCTCGTTGATTCACGTACGGGTGTAACAAACTGGCCGAGTAGTGCAGGATATCTGAATTTCAATACGTCCGCATCGGCGGCGTTCACATATTTCAGGATTGCGATGTTTTCAGTACAGAACTCTGGTGCCTATGCTCAGTTGGGTGAACTCGTCTTCAACGGCACCATCGAGGGCCCGTCTATCTCGGCGGACGGCCGGCTCGGCGTGGGCGTGTCGAATCCGGTGCAGGCCCTGGAGGTTGCTGGGAGCGCCGTGGTCGCGGGTACATTGAGCGCGGGGAATCCGTTGATGTTTAGGAACCGGATTATTAATGGGGACATGGCGATCGCGCAGAGGGGTACGAGTACCGCGCTCGTGAATCAGACGTTGGGTTACTCGACCGACAGGTTCTTCGCGTACTACTCATTCACGGGCGGAGCGCTCACAACGTATCAAAACACTCTGAGCGTTACGGACGCGCCCTACCAGCAAGGACTTTTGTACTCTACGAACGTCACGTGTACTTCGACGCTTTCGGGAACGGCCGGTGGCGCCTATCTCTCCGGTCAGGTCGTGGAAGGCTTCAACGCCCGAGACTTTGGGTGGGGCACCTCGTTCGGAAGTCCTGTAACCATGTCCTTCTGGTTCAAGTCGGGGTCAACAGGGTACACGTCCGCATCCATTCGCAACAAATCAACTTATAATTATTCTTTTACATCTCCACAATTGACGTACTCTACAGCGGGTGTCTGGCAGTACTATACGGTCACGATTCCCCCACCGCCATCGGGGTCCGCGTGGGGTTCTGGAACTGCGAGCTTCGCCGAAGTGATTATCAACGGGTTCCAATCCGGTGTGTCGGCAACGGGATGGAACAACTCGGCATCTATGGGATATTCCGGAATGATTGCCCCTTTCACGGCGGGTAACTATGTAGCATACACAGGCGTCCAGCTCGAGAAGGGTTCCGTGGCCACGCCGTTCGAGGTTCGCCCCTACGGGATAGAACTATCCCTCTGTCAGAGGTACTATGAGCAGTCCTATGAGATCGGTACGGCTCCTGGGACAAATACAGTAATTGGGTGCCCCTTCTTTTCAGGCAGTACGGACTTTAATAAGTTTATGTGGGCCACTGTAAGATACGCGGTTCCAAAAAGATCAAACGTGGCCCCGACCGTTTATTTGTCCTCGGGTACGAGCGGTCAATGGACTTACGAAACAAGCGCAGGAGTCGTTAACGCAGCTCCCACCTTTTACAGCAACGCTACAACTTCATTTTCTTTATATCTCACCGCGGGTACTGTTGCGTACACCGTTGCACGTTGCTTTGGTCACTGGGTCACCAACGCGGAGCTCTAAATCCTTCCTTTTTCCTGGCTCTCTAGTAGATGAGCTGCTTCACCTTCGCCCGCGTCGACCCCGATTCCCTCGAGATCACTCTAAAGTACAACACGAACGGGGGTGACAAATGGGCTGAAGATGACCTCGAGTGCCTGATCCCGTTCGACGTCCTTGCGGACCAGGCGGTCAAGGACGCCGAGGGAACCATCCAACTCGTCGAAGACCCCGCCAAAGTCCAGGCAAAGCTCGACGCCCAGTGGACCGCCGTCCGCACCCAGCAGCGCCAGAAGCTCTACGAATCCGACTGGACCTGCAGCGTGACCGACTACGAGGTCCCCAACAAGCCCGAGTGGGTCCAGTACCGTGCTCAGTTGCGTGACGTCACTCTTCAATCAGATCCTTTTGCGATCGAGTGGCCCGTCGCGCCTGTTTAAAAATTCAATGGAGGTTCCTTTTTGATACAAAATTCATAGACTCGGTAAAACTAATCGTAGATTGACTTTACCGACTTTATGGAGGTTCCCAGGGTTTCACGGGGTCCAGCCCATCTGGGAGTATTTGGAGATTTCAATAACCTTTTGTTCCCCAATTGAGAGTACTAGGAAAAGAATCTAGTTTATATATACATATACAGTATAGGGGGTAGTGTTCCGGACCGAGGGGTTGGCGAAACGGCCAATAACTTTTTCTCAGGCCATGGTATATGGGGAGGCCCAGGACGACCGAGAGCCTCATGTGCCCGGTGTGCCAGGTGGACTTTGCCCTCAGGCCGTTCGGGACGTCCGCATTCAAGAAGCACAAGGCTCGACGGAACCCATGCGTCCGGCCACCTGACGTGAAGTACAAGCGGGCTCCAGCAGGTTTCCTCAAGGGCATCAAGCGCAACAACTTTGATGAATTGAGCCTAGGGCACGTAGTCGGTCCAACGGCACAGGCTCGACCAGAGGCGTGGATCCGGGCTATGCTCCATCAGATTTTTGCAATCGATGAAAACAAGTCGATCGTCCTCAAGAACCTGGAATTCCCAGACGAAATTTACATCAGGCGCCGGGACAGGCTCGAACTCATAACCCTGCACAAGCTCACCATTCTGACGCTTCTCATGATGCACGAGCGCCTGTTCCCGTTCCTGCACCTCAAAAACTGGGAAAAGTACTCGACGTTCGGGGAATGGGTCAGGGAGACTTCAGGCGTGCACCTCAATGACCACAATTGGCACGGGACAATAGAGCCCCTTTCGTACTATTACATAGCCGTCCGTGATTTCCTACGCAAATACCTTGCCGACAACAAACATAGACGCCACGACCTCTTTGTCCTGATGAGCTCGACAATAAAAGAATGATTACTCTTTTAAGGAATGAATCCAATCGACAAGGCTCATAGCCTCATTCCGCTCATGAAAGACTGGCCGCCCGCCGATGAGCGCAAGGCTGTGGACGTCTACACCCTCTCCGGAATCCCCAAGCCGCCCGTGCCCCAAACAAATCTCCCTAGAGAGTAGATGAGTACGTTCAACCAAAACTCAGGGACGGCCGTTCCGACCCTGATAAACTCGTCCGCGGTCCTAGTGACCGGCAATGCAGTTTCATCGAACGCACTGACCGTGAGGCAGTTCGGCACGGGCAACGTGTTCAGCGCCCAGACGACCACCGGGTCCACGGCTCTTTTCGTGGGTGCGAACGGGAATGTAGGGGTGGGGACGACGGGGCCTCAGACGGCCCTCCAGGTTTCGGGACCGGCGAATACTGCGACGAACCGCGCCACGCCATACGCAAACGCTTTTGCATCTGTTACCAATGATATATTTTACGGAACAACTAGTCAGGTCGGTCTGGAAATTGGGTCCGGAACGCGCGCGTCGGGTGATAATGACCGAGTCTACAAATACGTTCTTAACACAATAAATAACGCCACTGTTGGAGCGGGTGTCGACTTTCAAATTCTAGGTATACCTACGGCTGCTGGTAGTTACACGAGTGACGGCACCGCCAGAAATCGCGTGACGATCCGCTACGACGGAAACGTAGGCATCGGAATCGCGAATCCAACCACAATTCTACAATTGTCCTCGGCCGACGGAGTGGACCCTCTGATAGTGACCGGTCGGACAAATGCACGAGCCAATGGTTCGGAGTACACCGTCGCCGGTTTGGATTCGTATTTTGTTACACGCGATGGGGTGGTGAACCTTGGGGGGTACATTCGTATTAATGATGTGAATACCAATGGGTCATTCCCGACCACTGTTCGAGGAGGTCGGATAGTATTTGGAACGGTCGACGGGATCAGTGGAACATCGTCACAGGCGTCGGAGAGAATGACCATCCTGGCCAACGGTCGCATCGGCATCGGGACGACCGACCCCAAAGGCACGTTCAACGTCTTGTCAGGAAACGCAGGTTATCCAGACGCGTCGGGCACGGGGTCGTCGAACGTCGTGGCGCGGATCCAGAGCGGCTCGATCTGCCTCGACTTCGGGTCCATCGGTGGGACCAACCCTTTTTGGATCCAAAATCACTTGAGCACGAACAACGCCACGAATTACCCGATCCTTTTGAATCCTAATGGAGGAAGTGTGGGTATCGGGACGACGAATCCTTCTAGTTACACCCTCCAAGTCAGTGGCACGATCGGCGCGACGGGCGACATAACAGCTTTCTTTTCTGACGATCGACTCAAGACAAAGACGGGCCGGATCGAGAGTGCACTCGAAAAGGTTCTTTCGCTTGAGGCGTTTACGTACGTCCCGAACGATCTCGCCAAGTCGTTCGGGTTCGAGGACTCGAAACAGAGGGTCGGTCTCTCGGCGCAGAGCGTCCAACGCATCCTGCCCGAGGCTGTGTGCCCCGCACCGTTCGACGCAGACAACGCATCTGGCCAGGGCTACCTGACCGTACAGTACGATAAACTCGTGCCGCTGCTGGTCGAGGCGATCAAGGAGTTGGCGGGAAAAAAATAATACCAACTGAGAGTAGTGATGGCTTTTCCAGCAACTGGCCCCGTTCCTGTAGGGGGTGTGGTTACCACATGGGGTCTCACACCAACGACAAATGTACCCGTTGCTTCCAAATTGAGGTTAACTCCTGGAACTTTTGCACCCGCCTCTCAGACCTTCCCCGCCTCGACCACGAGCACATTCCCTTTGAGCAAGTTTCTGGGAATGGCTTATACATTCACAACAACATTTACGTCATCAGGTTCTTGGACTGCAACAGGTACTTATACGATCAAAATTTTATTGGTGGGTGGAGGAGGTTCAGGGGGGGATTCTCAAAATTATGCGGGTGGGGGTGGGGGTGGGGGTCAGGTTCTCTCTACAACAACGTCCGTGACTTCTGGCACTAGTTATCCATATGTTGTGGGTGCTGGTGGGCCCAATTTCCAAAACAACCCCCAGTTCGGAGTTGCTTCCACATGGTCAGGTGGTATTACAGCGGCGGGTGGTGGGAGAGGTGGTGCGTCCTCGCTCAGCGCGGGCGCCGGGGGCAGTGCCGGTGGTGGGGGGGGCGCTGCCTATTCCCCCGGTGCTGGATCTGGAACTTATCCTGGTGGGAGTGGCCAGTTTCATCCAAATAAAATTGGCCGCTCGGGTGGCGGGGGAGGGGGGAACGGAAGCGTTGGGAAGAACGGGGGGGCTACGGGGGGTGGAATAGGCGGACCCGGTGGCAATGGAATAACAGTTACTATGGGTAATATCACCGGAACATATGGAGGCGGTGGAGGCGGAGGCGGCAACCTCGGACCCAGCTTTGGTGGATTAGGCGGACCGGGGGGCGGCGGACCCGGTGGTGGAGGCGACTCTTCCGGATCCCCCGCACAATATTATGGTGGCGGCGGAGGCGGCGCCGCTGGCGCGGGTCTAAATACAGGCACGGGATATCCGGGAGTTATTATCATATCTTATCCATAGTTAAAGGAAAATAAACTGACTAACTTATATGTACAAGTCTATAAAGAAACTTGTAGATGCGGATGAAGCACACGAAATAGCGGACATAATACGAAAAGCTCCTAAAAACGATGGCGATGCACAAGTGCCAAACAGTTTTTCATATTATAACCTTCCCGTGTGTAATATTCTTCTTGGTCGACTTTTAGGTCGAATTTCAGAAATTTCGGGTAAAAATCTCAAACCTTCTTATGCATACTGTCGTATTTATCTAAAAGGGTCCGAATTAAAACCTCACAAAGATAGAGAAAGTTGCGAGTATTCGGTGACATTGAACCTTTCTCAAAGTCACGCCTGGCCAATTTACATGGGAAAGAAATCCATTTTACAAAAGCCAGGTGATGGCGTGTTATATAAGGGGTGTGACATCGAGCACCATCGCAAAACTTTCGAAGGTGACGAATATATTCAGGTCTTTCTGCACTATGTGGATGGCGACGGTCCGTTTAAAGATTATTTGTACGACACGAAGGTTGCGGTGCCCTCTTCAAACGTCTATAGATTCGTTTTTAATGTAGACTTATTTGCAAATCAGGTGAATTATTATAGATTTATAGACGCAATTCCCAACACGAAGATAGATAATCTAAGGAATGTACTTGCACAAAAAGAACTTCAAGAAGCCCAAATTGGCGATGGAACCGTAGACGCTACCAAAAGACGTACGAAAATTTGCTGGTTACTAAAAACAGACGAGTTTGTTGAAATTTACAAAATATTCTTCGAGCTCATTACCAAATGCAATACTGAATTCTACCAGTTCAAATTAAACGAGATAGCGGAAGATATTCAATACAGTGTATATAACTCGGATGAGCAGGGATATTACGATTGGCACGTCGACATGGGTTCGAATAAAGCCAATAGGAAGTTAAGTCTCGTCTGTCAACTTTCAGATCCATCTGAATATGAGGGGGGTGAACTTCAAATTAATACGGGTAAAATTTCAACTGTTGAAAAAACAAAGGGAACTGTCATTATTTTTCCGAGCTATCTTCTACACAGGGTAACGCCAGTTACTAAAGGGACGAGGCGTTCGCTCGTTCTTTGGGTAGAAGGACCCGCTTTTGTTTAAGAACATCGCCAGTTTCGCACCTGACAAGACTTTTGTTCGTGCACCAGTTCACCGAGTTCAGTCGAGTCTAGAACGTGTTTGAACACCGTTATATTGTCAAAGTTCCCACACTTAGTTTTAATATAATTGTATGCTTGTTCGATATCAGAAAATGCGCATATAAATTCGCGATCTTCGTAATTGGCATTACATACAATATATATATCCATACAATTAAAAACTTTTTATAAATTAATTGTATTTTGCGCAGCGCTCGAGTCCAAACTAGCCGCTTAAATTCCCTCAGTGAATAACAGTAAGAGGAGAATGAACGGAGTTCATTCGACCCGTCTTCTCTTCGCAGACTCCAAGAACCGTGACGTCCAGCTGTACCCTTCAGGAAACTCTTACGTCCTGCACCTCACGACCCCTATAAAAGATATAGAGCGCGTAGACCTCGTCAGTGCGCGCGTGTGTAATTCAATGTATAATTTAGAGAACGGCTCCAACGTAATCAGCATCAATTCGAGTAACGTCTCTTTGAACCCAGGGTTCTATTCAGTTTACGGATTGGCTCAGGCGCTTGGGATCACGAGTCCTACCGGACTCGGTCTCGACTACCTCCCAGACGAGGGCCACTTTCTCTTCAGCTCCACCACCCCTTTCACAATCTTCATACACTCGGCCGAACTCTCCAAGATGCTCGGCCTTTCCCGTGGCACGACCCACACGTCCGCCCTCGCTGGACCCACCGACCCGTCCTACGCGACCAAGTACATCCTCAGGAGTTCAACGCTCGTGGACATGTCTATAAATGAATACATCTTCCTGGACATTGACGAACTCAGGACGCCCAGCCACGTGGATACTGGGGCCCTTGTAAACTCCACGGGAACCGTCAGCGGTTCGAACGCCAACCGCAACTTTGCCCCCATCATGATGGATGTAGGCTCGGCCTGTATCAAGAATTTCCATGAAAATAAGGACTACTGTGTATCTGTCCAGTACCCAGAACCCATCGCCTCTCTCCAGCGTCTGACCGTCCGGTGGGTCGACAAGTCTGGCAATCCCGTAAACTTCAGGGGCTGGGACACGAACGCATTCGTTCTCAGAATTCACATCAAGGACAGGAACCGTGAGATGGAATTGCCGCCCCCACCGCCCCTCCAGGATGTCGAACTCAAAAGAATCATAGACGCCATGACCTTAGCCCTTCCCCCACCACCCAAGGAGGAGCGCAAATTCAAGATACCTTGGTTTTTGCTCGTCTTGGCGACGCTCATAGGTATTTTCATATGGAAAACGTTTGGGAACCGGATAGGGACTGCACAGGGTCCCGTGCCAATTCAGCCGGTACAGTTTCAGCGGTGAGGGGATTAGGTTCCGGTGCCTCGAGATTATGTAAAAAATAAATGTTCGAAAACAATCTCACGGACAGGTTCGGTTTGGAACCAGTGCTCCAATCTATCCTTGAGAACTTCTAGACGTTGCCTCCAAGGTTTGCCTTTATTTACCAAGTTTCCTTCACGGGTCCAACACCCCTTGACGTCTCCGTAAGCATCGGGATTGAACCGAATCATGACCATCGGGCGAGATCCAAGACCTTGAAAAATACTCATGAGTCTCTTGTTGTCACATGATGTATCATAAGACTCGTGTTGGTACTCATCAACCTCGATGACCACCACGTGACTTCCGAAATCATAAACAAAATCCGGGCGGTACAGATGACATTCGACCTTCTTGTCATGTATGAATGGCACGTCAGGGAATGACTTATTCAAAAAGTCCCTAACCGACATCTCCTTGGTCTTGTACCGTCGCGTCACGGGCGCGTCCGGGAACAGGTGCATGTAACATCGAAAGCAGTATCCTTCATACTTGTCTGTGATGGTGGTGTCGCACATATGGCTTTTACATCTTTTTGCACCTAAATTAATCATTCCCTGTTTCCGATGATCTATACAAAAAAGACGTTTCGTTTGTCCTTCAAAATTGAATGACGCATGTTTTATACACTCTTGATCAAAACACATACTATGAACAGAAAGCATACCAGGCTCTTTATGAACGGCACAGAACCTGGCGGGTTTCATGTTTCTAAAGTTAAAACGGGCTTTAACATCACACTTTTCACATTTTCGAACTTTAAACACTGGTACCATGCCCTCTTTTTGATGTATACTGCAAAACCTAGACTTGAGACCTTCATAATTGAAGCCGGCAGTTGTCTTGCACCCAGGTTCTTGACAGAAACGACGTATGATAACTACCATGTCACCGAGTTTATGTTCCTTGCAAAATCGTCCAGTTGTTTCATTTGGAAAATTGAAAATTGGGCGTACAATACATCCATCTTGTTCGCAAAATTTTGAAAATAAATCAATCATACCAGGTTCTTTGTGAGTCGTACAGAATCTTGGCGGTTTTTCAAATCCGAAAAAGGGAGTTTTGGAGCACTTTTCACATGATCTGTGACCCACTAGAACCATTTCAGGTTCACGGTGTTTTGCACAAAACACCCTAACTTTAGAATCCTTTTTACCAAAAGTTGCATTCACTGAACAATTTTCAGCCTTGCAGACGTTGAATGTTCCGTTTCGGTAGACGTATCCTTCTTTTTTGTGAATCGAGCAAAAGTCCGGTGGGTTCCCTGGAAGTTTATAACTCGCCTGAAGTTCACACCCTTCAGCCTTGCATTTTCGAGCCGCGAGATTTTTCATATCTGGTTCTTTGTGTGTCCCGCATCGCCAATCGGTAGTTTTCCCTGGTAAATTGAAAACCGCCTGACGAGGGCACGAAACACAAAGGACCATCCTATAAGATGGTTGGATTTTTTTTATTCTGTATTTTCAGCACTGTTGAAATCCCGTCAAATTGGTAACAAACTTAACGAGCCGCCGTAACTGCATAGACGGGCTGCTGAGGGTCGTTGATCTTGACGTTGGTCGCCAGAGCCTTGATGGCCATGTACACGATGATGGCGAGCAGAGTGGTGAACAGGGCAGTCAGGGCGGTGCCCTTGAGGCCATCGGCGCTGACGCGAACGATGGAAGCCACCACAATTTTCACGAATGACATCCAGGCGAGGGCGCTGGCGAAAGCGAAACCACCCACGATGGAGTTCAGGGACTGAGCCTCGAGCTGGAGAGCGATAGCGGAAATCATGTCGGCCATTTGTACTATTTTAGGAGAAAAAAATATGACGGTTCCCAAGGGTCCCAAGTCTCGACCGCCCCCCAGGAGTCGCACGCGACTCCCCCGTAATTCTCCTCTGGCCCCTTGTCAAACCCTGGGACGAGGTCATCGTCGGTCTCATAGTCCTCCTCCTCTAACAAGACGGAGTACTTGGGCCGAGTCCTGGAGAGATCAAAGCCTTCGTCGGAATCCTCCTGGACCCACCATCCCGGGGTCATCTAGTTTTCGCTCTGTTTGTCTATGGCGTTTTTCAACGCACGTTCGGAGGGGTTCTGGGGTTCCCAAGAGGCCCACGTGTCGGCGCACTCGTTCATTTTGAGAGCCTGGTCATCGTCCGTGCCCTCATAGCGGGTCCAAACCATTTCAGAGTCAGAGACGGTTTCCCACGAGCCTGAAGACTCTGAGCCGTCTGGGTCGTAGTCGGAGCCTTCGGAGGAAGAGTCGCTGCGCGACTCACTGTATATCTCCGGAAACAAAGACCCTATCTGCCGTCCCGTCACGTACCGGGCCGCGAACATCATACCGAACCTCATATCCTCCTGGAGAACCACGTCACGGCCGCACGCCTTTGCGTAGTGAGCGGCCATGACCGTCGCAGATTCCATGACGGGTCTGAAGATGTCGAGAGCCGATTCAAGGATCGCAGAGGTGTCGAGTTCACCATCGCCTGACCGGGGAGTCAAAGAATCCATGGACTCTTCTGGAATTTTAGAACAAAAATAGTCTCACAGGACGGCGCGGATCAAAGAGTCGCTCCTCTCAAGCAAAGTTGGAAAACAGAATGGTCGCAGACCCGTTCTCGACGTTCAGAAAGTTGTAGTTGACAGCATAGACTCTGATGACTCTAGATGAAGCACTGGGGTTCAAATTCAATTTCAAAATTTGGTTCTGAATTCGTGAGAGGTTGACGCCGCCTGACGGCCTCCTGGACTCGGGGTCGAGGCTGAAAGAGTACATGTAGAAATAGTAAGCAGGGACGCGGGTATGAAATTCCATACCCTGGATGACCCTCAGGAAAAGAGGGGTTCCTATATCCGTGGAGATGCGTTCGGTAGAGTTGAAGAAGAGCTCGAGGCTTCCGATCTGTTCGGTTCCGGTGCTGGCCAGAAAGTCATAGCCTAGGGCAGATTCATTTTGGATCACGAAATAGAGTTCCTTGACTATGTTTGAAAAGTCGAGATTACAGCGGACGGCCAGGGCGCCGAGAGGGGCGGCGAACTCGGCCAGCTGGACCTGTTGGACGATGTGAACCTGAGGGGTCCGGCGGATAAACTCAATCTCCTTTTGACCCAGGTACGTGTATTCTACATGTAAAAAGGCGGTGACGGGGTCGGAAATGTCTGTGGGAGGAACGGTGAAAGTGTTGGTCTTGGCGGTGATGATTCGAAAGGTGACGGGCTCTTTGAAGGCGCACAAAGGAATACCCTTTTCGAGCAATGAAAAAGGAAGAGGAACCGTGTAGCTCTGAGCGCAGACGGTGGTGCCCTTGCCTATTAGGTTGGTCAAGGAGGCTTGTTTACCTTGGGGAACCTCCACGTCGTAACGGAGGGCTATAAACTCTCCGTAAATTCTCTCAATAAGGGTGGAACCTATGTAGAGCTCGACGTGTTCTATGAAAAGGGTCGCGACGGATTCCTCGACAGCCAGGGACGTGATGCTCGCAGGGAAGAAAATTTTGAGGTACATGTCAGTTATGAGATCTCCGGAGCGGGGGAGCTCGATGGAGTTTTCAGAACCCGGGACGAGAACGTCGTTATCGAACTGAACCTTGTCGACTCGGGATGAAAAGAGACTGGAGCCTTCATATTTCTCTTTGAAATACGTAACCTGTGGATCCGAGCTCAGGGCTATGTCTTCCTGACCCAAAAAGGTTAAACTGGCACGGGAGGCCATCTCTAGTAAGTTCTAAGGAAAAAAGCAAGCGCGAGTGAACACTGTTCACGAGTCGGGACCGGAGGTCCCTCCGCAGGCGCTTTTCATTAGGGGTTACTTACCGGCGCGGCGCGCCGTGGCTCTTGACGTCCAACCAGGTCCATGAATTTCCATAGAGGTTCATGAGTCGCCCTAGGTGTTGAACCTCAGACCCCCTAACCCATCAGCAATCTGTAAAATGTTGTAATTTACAGCCAAAATTCGAAGTTCCTTGGCGGGCAAAAACGCTTGACCGCCGCAATTGAGCGTCAAGAGAACCTGTTTGATTCGACTAAAATTGATTTGTCCACGAGGCTTGGGGGACCCCGGGTTGTCTGTGAACGAGTACATGAAGAACTTGCGTTCCGGGAAATTCTCGTAGTGGTTGAAAGGTTCGATGGAACCGGTATAAAGAGCGTCGGTCGTGTCGGGTGTGAAGAGGTACTGACCGTTGAAACTCAGTCCAAAACTCAGAACGGCGTTGTTCGCGTAGTCATAGGGCAACTGATTCGTCGGCTGAATGACGAAGAACATTTCACGGACGGGGTTTTTAATATCTAAATTGAAAACGGCCGACGTGAACCCGGGCAGGAGGCCGACGGATTGGTACTGGCACTGGGTGATTGCGTAATCGAGGCGGGCCCCCTGAAACCACCGAATCTCTGGGTCTGAAAGGTATACGTAATCGACGATGATGGTGGCGTCGAGCGTAGGGGAGTTTACTACGACCGCAGTCAACTCGGTGAAATTTCTAAAGGTGACGTGAACCTCGACGTCGTGTCTGCCGAGGGCAACGAGGGGCAAGTATAGGGCCGGATTGTTATAGAAATAAAAGGGCAAATTGACAAAGTAGGTGCGGCCCGGGGGGTTGATGGTCGTGCCGGTGTCATTCTTGCCTGTGAGAATTTGAAGACCAGGTTGATTCTCAAAAGGGACGTGGAGATCGTTCCAGAGTTCTATGAATTCACCTGCGAGGCTCTGGATGGTCTGACCGCCAATCTTGAGGTCTGCAGTTTTGATTGCCCACGTGCCCACCGAGTCGTAGTACGAGAAGACCTGTGTGGAAGGGTCGACGATAGGGAGGGTCAGAGGGTACACGGAAATGAAGGTGTTTGAGAAGATGTTGGGCGAGGCGGTGGTTCCCGCGACGGTCACGGAGACGGGATAAGTCTGTGAAATGTCTGAAATATAGATGGGAACCTGGAACGTATAAGGGGGTAAAATACCCAAATTGTCTCGGTAGGTCTGGGGACCGAACGTGATGCTCCGAACCGGGTCGGCGGTACATATGGCGCCCGTCAGGATGTACGAACCGGTACTACTGAACTGGAATCCGGCGCTCGTGTATGAAATGAGGTTTGAACTACCGGACGATGTGAAATCTGAAACAAAATTGAAAGGAGCCATGAGCGTAGAGCCGGTCGAGCGAAACGTCAGACCGTTGTCGGGCAAGACGTTCGAGTCTGGGTTCGAGGCGGTCGGAACGCTCATACGGTTCACGATAAAGTACGTGTTGGAGGCTACGGTACTCAGGGACGTGGTCGTGACGTTCATGTAGTAATTGGCGACGGGGTCCGTGACGGACAGAGGCACCGAGAATGCAAAGGTGGGATCGCGGCCTTGCATGGACATGTCATAATCGTAAATCAAGTTGGAGCTTTCCCAAACATGAACATTCGAAACGTACTCGGGACCGCCCAGATAGACGGAGCCGGTCAGGACGTATTCACCAGCGTTGACGAAATTGATATTCGAGCCGGGTGTGAGGTTCAGGGTGAAACCACCGGTCGCAACGACGTTGCCGTACAGGGGCAACTTGAAAGGGTTGGAAGTCATAGGGATCGGGGCACTGAGTTGATAAATTTCATCGACGGGGCTTATTGTGACGTACGAATTGGACTGGAGTTGGGACCCGGTGCTCGTCACGTAAAAGTAGTAGGTGTTGGCGGTGTTCCGGACGTTCACGGGGATGACGGCGGGCATGGACGGGTCGGGGGACACTCGGAACGTGAATACGTTTT